CAAAGGAAATCCGGCGGCCAAAACCGCCGGTCTCCTCATGCTCTTCGCCCCGTCCATAACCATATAGGGCTGTGGCCAGGGCCGTGATNTCCTCTTCACCTTCGAGTTCCCGAAGGTTCTTTCCGACCGTCACCCGGAAACCGGTGTCCGTCCCGACCGGCAGGCGGAAATCTACATACCGGCCAGTGATCCGCTTCCCGTCGTGGGTGATTCGGAAGCGAAATTCACCGCCCCAAGTTTCGACCATTTTCTGAAGGCAAGACATGGCGGTTTCATGGTAGAAATTCGTCGATCNCTCAGGGAATCCACCATCGACTTGGCCGANNTCCCAAAGACTGTTTTCAAGCGCCCCGATCAGGGCATCGAGCGGGTTGTTGGGCCTTCGATCAATTACCGGCGCGGCGTTCAGCTCATCCACTGCGATGTCTTCGGCGTATATCTTCCGGTATCGGATGCCATCCTCTCCGAAACCTTGGATGTGGCGCTTGANNCGGAAAGCNCGGAAATCNCCCTCGATCGTCTGGATCACTGCGATGCAGCCCTTCTCCACCAAACCGGAAACGGGGTGATCGCCAGGAATAGTGAATTCCAGCTTATTCACCCCGTTCAGCACTTCGTGGTGGACCGCCTCATAGTAGGGGCATCCGTCCGGCGCATCGCCTAAAATCGCGGCCAGCACTTCGTCTTTATCGAAAATCCAAATCGGCTCCATCATTTCCACCTCTCCACCCACTCCATGCTGATGGTCGTCCCATATTTCGGCTCAACGTCGAAGCTGTTGATCCCTTTTTGCAGCCGAAAGAGTCGGCTTTTGATGTTCAGCAGATCGAGGCGGTAAACTCCGTTTAGCGTGATCGATTGGTCGTTGTGGTCGATAACAATCGCATCCCCCGGTTGGAAATTACCCTCGAGCAAGACAAACCGGCCCGACTCGACATGCAGGATCTGAAGCGAGTCCAGTTCGTCAATCACGTCGATGTAGAAAACCGGATATCCCGGCGCAGTACCGTCATATTCGATGAAGGAGTCAATGGCCTCCTTCGCCGTCACTTCCAGAGAGTCAATATTCGGCGTCTCCAGCGTATCCGCGGTTGACAGTGTCAGCCGCACCTCGACGACTGCCCCTTCCGTTCCGCGCACTCCAGGGATTTCTCCGCCGTTTTCAACCGGCTGCCATGCTCCGCCGTTTACGCGTGCTTCTAACTGAATGTCCTGAATGCCGTTCCAGGTAAAGAAGATGGCGGAGTCTCCGACTATATTTGCGTCCTCTAGAGAGATGGGCGGCGACAGCCATTGCCCTGTCGGTTTATATGCGGCGGTCAGTGTATAGTTTAGATTGTTGAATGTCGGGCTTGCGGCTGCGTTGTCCGTCTCAAGCACCACGCGGTATTGAAATTGAGCGTTTGTTAAATCGGTCGATTGCGTGATGCCGGGAATGCTGCCAGGCTCCGTTTCTGCCCATTCCGACCAGGTATTCCCTGCGTCCAAACTCACCCGGGTTAGAATTTTCACTCCTTGTTGTGGTTCCCAAGTGATTGACGTCGCGGCAGCTTTCCCAACTTGACTAATATCAATCGGATTGGATTCAAAATATCCATCCGGATAGTATCCGCTGATGACCGAAACATCCATTCTTGATATGTAGGTGATAGCCCCTGGATCGAGTGTTTGTAGCGTGATTCGGAATTGAACCTCCACGTTCTCGACGTTATCCCCTGGGTTTAAACCGGGAATTGCCAAGTCATAGTCAAAACTTACCCAATCCTGTTCTATGCCATCAATAATCAGTTTTGCTTCTATATACAAATTGGCATCGTCAATGTCTTCGCCGCTATAGCTAGCAGAAGCATCGAGCAAAGAAGTTCCGACAGTTCTTGCCGCGCTAAGGCTGACTACTTCTGATTCCCATTGTCCGGTATACAACCCATTTTCCGGCGGCGCACCTTTATCGGATGGAGCAAAATAGACTCTATAGACGCGCATGACGGACGCGTCTCCGGCGCTTTGGAGGTAAAACTGTATATTTTGGGAAGATGAGGTTGCGTACTCGATGGTCGTCGCGGTCAGGGCTCCATCCACATAAAGTTCAGCGGTCGAGGTGCCGATGATGCGGATGCGAAACCAATGAACCTCCCCGTTTGTGTTGGGTAGGAAAACCCGCCAGCCGTTCGTCCCGTTCGAAATCCATGCTTTCATATCGTCGCCTGTAATGGATGCTTTAAAGTCAAAGGTCGCTTGAGTAAAAGCGGTTCCGTGAGTTTTATATAACCTCGTTTGCGTGGTGACAGGGTTGGCGCCGTTGATTAAAACGTGATTGAATTGTTGGGAGAAAATGTTATCTCCCGATGTCTGCCACCCCTGGGCCCGGAAATCATCCATGTCGTCGGCGATATCCCAGCTTTCCGTATTCAACCGCAAAGTATTGCCGGATATTGTCAGCCTTCCAGACAGCGTACCCCTAGCCCAATCGGTTCCAGTCGACCAGGTATAACTAATATCATCGCCTGTTTTCTCCAACCGAAGTTTTCCGCTATCAACAACGGTGCGATAATGCATTCCGGCGTCCCAACTGGAAGCTCCTGTTACGTCCGTGCCTTCTCTCGCTAACCGCATGCCGTTTTCATCGGCCACCAGGTCAAACAAGGTCCCCTCTGCGCTGAAATCGGTAAAAAGATAGTGCACTGTCGCGCCCTGAAGCCGAGCGGTTTTCTTTTCAATCGATTCCGCATAGGGGTCCGGCATCTCAAAGATCAGGTCGACCTCACCGTAGTAAATGACCTGGTCGAGGTTCGTCTCTTCAGACAGCACCGCGCGGTAAACCTTAGTCGGTTCATGATCATAGAAAAACGGGGCCGTCTCTTCGGTGTCCAGCCACTCGGCCAGGAATCGTCGCTTTTCCATTAAACCTTCCAGGGAATCGCCGTTCACCTTGATGGTGATTACTTCCCGGCGGATGCCGACGTCCCGGCCTGCATGGTAGGCCCCTTCTTTCCCTGGAACGGTGACATACCGGCGCCGGAGGGGAGGAAGGACACTCCCCTGGATGTCTTTTATTCGCAGCCATGGAATGTTTTTCGCCGATATTCCATTGAAATTGAACATCAGAACCTCCTCCCCGGTCCCCGCTGGTATTCAATCGCTTGACGCATCATCGCCCGCGAAATGCGGTTTATGTCGGCTTCCTCCCGGATGTGGAAGTTGTTGCCGGTGATGATGATGTCGCCGATACCGCCCTGAGCACCGCCCGTGCCCGCAGCTGCGAGCATGGCAGGCTGGAAGCTGGTGGGGTTGATTTCCGGGATGGCCGCATTCGCCAGCGCCTGGGCCTGCTTCAGGATGCCTCTGACGGACTTATCCATCCCGACCTCCAGCCCTTCCCCAGTGAATTCTCCCAGCTCGATCATCACCTTAGAAGGAGACGCGATCCGCAGGGCTTTTTTGATCCGATTTGTAATCCCGCTGGCGATCTCTTGGGCTTTTTTGAAAACCGAACTCGCCATAGCGGAAATTCCGCGCAGTAGACCGTTGATGATGTCCCGCCCGATGCTGTANAGGTTTATNCCTTTCAGATAGGACTTAATGCTATCCCAGATGGACCGGATACGGTCTTTCACTGCGTTCATCTTGTCGCGCACCGCGTTCACCATGTTCGTGAACCTGCTCGTGACGGAAGAAAGGATGCCGGATAGTACCGTCGCAAAATGCGATTTGATGGCATTCCAGATTGTCGAAATGAGGTTCTTCGAGTTGTTCATTTGTTTCTGGATCGCATCTTTCATCCCCTGGAAATCCAGCGTAACAAGTGCTTTAAGGAATTGCAGCGCGTTCTTGAAACTGTTTTTGATCCAATCCCAAACCGCACCGACGATGGTCTTAACTGTTTTTAGCGCGCTATCAATGGCGGATTTCATGCTGTCGAAGTTATTCGTCACCAGGTTGGTAATCGGCTTAAGTGCTGCGGTGAATACCGACTTAATGGCATTCCAGATGCTCGTGAAAAAGGCTTTAATCGCATTCCATATGGAGATGGTGAATGCTTTGATCTCATCCCAGTAGGTGTAAATGACCACAGCCAGACCAATGATGACTGCGATCGCCGCCGCGTAAGGGTTCGCCATTAGGGTAGCGTTGAAGATCATAACCGCTGTTCGAGCGGCCGTAAAAGCGTTTTTAACGGAGTTCACAACCCCAACGATTGTTGCGAACGACGCCGCGGCCGTGACGACTCCCAGGATGAGAGGCGCCCACGGCTCCAGTGCGTTTTTCACCGCCACAATCCAGTCGATGATGGCGGGAATTTTATCCGCGATGCTGATTAATACATTCTCGAATTGCTCNCCGAAATTTTTAACCATAGTCCGCATGTCGGGGAGGCCGTTTTTCTTNAACATCTCGTCGATTTTCATGATGATCTCGGCCACCCCGCGTGCCACCGCGATNCGCATGTTATCAAACACNGCGGACCAGCTCGTGCCCGCCTCNTTGGCGGCTCCGGCAATTTTGAGCACCCCGCCGGTACCTTCCATCATGGCATCGGTCACGGTGTCGATGAACTGTTCCGCGCTAATCTCACCTTTTGACAAGGCTTGTTGCACTTCTGCTGCACTCATGCCGGTGGCCTGCGCGTACAATTCAACCGCCGGGATGCCCGCGTCAAACAGCCGGTTCAATTGGTCCATATGAACCTTACCGGTCGTCAACATTTTACCGATCGCATCAGTGACGTTTCGGAAGGTTTCGTTTGAACCGTCCCCATAGAAGGCAACCGCATCGCCCCAGGCTTCGACGTACTTCGTCGCCTTCTCGATTTCAACGCCGCGGGTCACAAAGTTCTGGGTGCTCTGGGCGGCCACGTCCAGGGAATACGACGTTCCCTTGACAACCTCTTTGATCCGCTCCAGCGCCTGACGTGCCTTTTCGCTACTACCAGTGATAGTGGTCATGGTAGATTGAAAGCTCTCCATTGCGTCGATCCGCGCGAAGGCCGTTTTAATGGAGTCCCGGATCATGTCGAACACTTTCGCCCCAACGGCCACAAGGCCCAGGGCGGTGACGATTTCCTTAATCCCAAAAGCCCCCGCTCTTCCTGCGCCCTCTAGACCTCTCAGCCTTCGGTCGACGTTGGAGACTCCGCGAGCGACTTTCCCGTCGTCAAGCTCGACCTCAATGATTACTTTGCCGTCGGCCATCGTCCCACCACCTTTCCCGGCCTACCTCTTCTTATCGCTGGAGGTACTTTTTGGCGCGCTTCTCAAGCGCCTTATCAGCGCCCATCCGCTCGATTTCTTCACTGATTCCCAGAACCAATTGGGCGAAGTAACGCGAGATAATCACGATCGACGGGGAGCGCTCATAAATCTTCTCGAATGCCCCCTCCCCCAGAAAAGTATCAAAACCCTGGCGGAGTAGCTCCCGCACCTTTTCGACGTTCGTTTCGTCCTCTTCCGCTTCTTGAATCTTTTCCAATTCTTCTTTGAGCCGCAGAGACTCCTTGCGAAAGTTCAGCACTGCTTCATCGGTCACCTTGAAGGTGAATTTAAGCTCCCCGATCTCGACGGGGATTTCCGGCTTTTGCTCTTCGATGCGAATTGCCATTCGCTTTGCCTCCCTTTGCCCATGATTTCATCATCATGGCGAGTTCATCGAATTTCCGGTCGATATCCTCGACCGTCTCGGCCCGGTCTAGGCTGAAAGCCCGTTTCAGCTCGATAATCTGTCGGCGCTCCTTCTGGTTATATTTAGTCGGCGGCGGGACCTCCATTGTCCGAATGGCCACTACCCGCTTGAACATGGACTCATCACTGAGACCGACTAACAGCGCCTTAAATTTCTTCCAGTGGAGCCGCCCTTGCTGCTCGAATAGGTCGATGCCGTAGTCATACATAAAGGATGCATAAATGTACTCGGCATCCTTCTCCAAATCGTAAGGCGGTCTTTCGCTTCCCTGCTCGCCGCCCTCAATGATGAACCGGTCAAAGATGGTGTTGACGATCGACAACTTTTCTTGTGGGTTGAGGTCGGCCACGACCCGGTAATCTTCGATGAGCATGTGCAGCAGGATTTCCAGTTTCTCTGCATCAGTAAAATGCGGGTCTCTGAGTAGCTCAAAGGCCCGAAGAACCACATCAAAATAAAGACGGAGCCGGATTTCTCGTCCTTTATATTCGATAACATCTTCGCCAATTCTGTCGGTAAGCTTCATCGTCTGCCCTCCTCAAAAAGAGAAGGAAGGCGGCGGTTAGCCCTCCACTCCGCCGCCATCTGTCGGGGTATAGACCGGCTTGCCGTTGAAATGGATCGCGACAGTGATTTCACCTTTGGCGTTTGCGTCACCGCTCGGACCGGAGATCTCGGCAAGGGTGCAGGGGCCCTCGAAAACTTCACCAGTGGGCAGGGTCCACCGAAATTCGGTTTCCCGCTCATTGCCGATTTCCATTGCTTTGGAAAAGATGAAGTCTTGAGCCGGGTCGCCGTAATATCTGTGCCCGGAGAAAGTTAAGGTCAGTTGCGCTCCCATCACTGTGGTAGTCCCGAACCCTTCCCCATCCAGGTAATTGGTCTGGTCGATCTCTTCGTTGGTGGACGGCTCAAAGGAGTTAAACCCCTTGGCCAATCTTGCCCATTCCGGCGTGGCGCCGCCGGGATTAATGTTGATTTCAAACAGGTGCTTACTTTGCACCAGCAAGCCCTCTTCGGCCATTTGTCATACCTCCTTTAATAGCTCCGCCTCAAATAAGGCAGTGTAAATGTGAAGCCCCTGATCGGTGACTTCTACAAAATTCGGTGCGGTGTATAGCTCGCACCGTACCATGACATATCCATCGCCGCTAATGTCGGCGTCGATGGCGTCTAGCAGATCGGCGATCTCCTCCAGGGTATAGTAGGCGACTTGCGGGTTGGTGTGCTGCGCTAATACTTGAAAAGAGTAGGGCCTGAGGCGCTCCCCATTCAGGTATCCACTCGGCATCGATCCAGGCGTCGGCCTAATGGCGATACTGTTCCCGGTGCCGAGCATCCCTACCCTAATCGGTGAATACAAGGTCATGGAGGACTCAATGTGGTCGACCAGCTTATCGAGGAAATTCATTTCAACCGCCCCCGTAC